GTCCCATTAGTCGTGAGGGCTAGTTTCGTCGAAAGGATAGATGTCCGTATCCCATCCAATAATGCCGGACATCATAAGATCAGCCTGAACCTTGTATAGACCACCGTAGACCTCTACGGAGGCGTTAGTGCAAAGGTATGTGCGATTGCGCTCAAGACCATTTGGTAGCGTAAGCGGTAATTCGCTATCAAAATTTTCAAGTAGGCTGTTGTATGGAGCCGGGAGAACGATGGCTCCGATGTTGCCAAGGTTAGCCCAACCCACGCGAAGTACCGTTGCCTGTGCCGTCTCTGCGTTATTCGTATAAGCCAGACAACGGAGGGTTACTCCAGGTTTAAAGTATGCCCGGATGCCGGCCTTTAGGTTTACTGGATCTGACGGTTCTCGCGAAGGGAGGAACGCCACAAACTGATATTGCGTAAGTTGGCCGGAGGCGGTTGTGGTAACCGAGAAGTGCGCCTTGTTTGGGTTCTTCTCAGCATCGTCCTCATTGTCGTAAATATACTTTGCTGGGCCGGCAAGCGGGATACCATTGCCAATGGCTTCGCATTGAATTTTTGTGAAGTTAGGGTGGGTCTCAATCGCTTCCTGCGAGGTAGCGCTTGATACTTGGACTTGGGTAATCGTAGAGTCAGAAGCCCCATCAATACCGCAATAGTCGGCGATAACGGTGCAGACCCCATTGTTTGCAGTAGCAACAGCTTTATGGAGCGTCATATTCTCCATACCTGTAATTGGTGGTGCGTCACCACGCTTAAAGTCGGTTGTGATGTCGTAGGACTTATCTGAGTCTGCGGTAAACTTGAGCTGCATCGTGACGAGGCCGAAGCCGTCGTGCTGGATCGTCCAATTCTTATCCATCACATAGACCGAATCAAGTTTAACACCAAACTCTTTATAGGTGGTGGCTGTTGGCTGGAAGATAGGGAATGTCATATTATTTGGCTACAGGGCCGTTAGTGTCTACTGGTTTACCAATCTTGTACCCATTTAGGGCAGATAGGTCAATAGCGCCTTCAAGGGCTTCGGCGGTTCGCCGGGTATTTTCGGCGGTCTCCTGGGCGAAGTCCACGCGAGAGATAGCGGAAAGGACATCGCCACCGCCCATCTTCTGCATCGTAGAGGCCGCCTGGAACATCCCGGTTTGAAGGGACATAGTCCCCTCCGCTGCAATGCGCTTGTCGAACTCGGCGATGACGGCTTTCTGCGCTTCGCTCCAGGCTTGCGGATCGCCGAACTCTTCGGCTACCTTATTGCGAACATCCTTAGTTTGTTCGCCGATGCCCCTGATGCCGTATGGGTTTGAGAACCCGCCCATATCTACGCCACCGCCGAAGTTCTCTAGTCCACCAGAAAGAAAATTACCAATAGCCCTAGAAGCAGAGCGATCCGCTGGCCTTAAAAGTCTATCAACAATGCCTTCAGATTCTTCTGGTTTTGCAAACCGCATTTGACCCCCAAGGGTCGCTTGGTCATTTCCTGCAAAGCCAGTAACATTTGCTGCGAAATTGGTAGTAATCCAATCCCAAATGCCGGCCCCGGTCTTACCCGCATCTGCGGCCGCTGACACCGAGATACCGCTCACAACTGGAGCTTGATCTCCCAGCGCCTTAATGCCTTCGCTTCCTTGGCGAAGCAGAGGAATCATATTCTTAAATGAGTCGCCAAATAGTTGATTTCCAAGAGCAGCCATTTCGGATGTCTCGGCGTGTTTCTTATAGGCGTCGGCCATCTTCATCAGTACATCCGTGGATTGAACGCTATGATTTCTGACGCCTTCAATGCTGATTCCAAGTCGGCGCATAGCCACGATATTGACACCGCCATCTAGGGACATCTTACCCATAGCCTTGTTTCCGTTAGCAATTGCCTGAACAAACTCGTTAAATGAAACGCCGGACATCTTGGCAGCATATCCAAACCTTTGTACTTCTTCGGTAGATAGACCTGTAATGCGTGAGGCTTTCTGGATCTGTTCAGCCCTATCAATACCGTGTTTTAGACCTTCAACGCCGAGATTGATGGCGGTGTTAAGAAGGTTGATGCCGGAGAACATCCCGGCTGCTTGTCCTGCCAGGTCTTGCTGGAACTCTGCGCCCCAGCCCTTCTCCCAAGGGAATGCAGACCGACCACGATTAGGCTGGTTAGGGCTACCACCCTGCTTGCCGTTTCCAGCCCCGCCAGAGCCTCCTCCAGCCCCGCCTCCTCCGGCAGGAGGGGTAGTGCCAGCGTTATTGCCGGAACTGCCCCCTCCGGCTGCTGGGATCGTATTAGGTACGTTTACTCCCTGTAGGCCGGTCGTGTCAGCGACGAACTTAACTTTTACTTCGTCGGAACTCATTTCTTTTTGGGGATATTCATATTTTTAAGCTTCTCCATCGCTTTCTTATCCTCAGGAGAGACGACATTTATATCAGCGCCTTGAGCTACGGCGTTGGCTACATACATCCATACTGCTTCAGACTCTGGCATAGTCCAGGCTTGCTCGTAAGGAATTCCATTGCGGATAAGGCTGGAGATACAGGAAAGAATTGTACCGACACCTTTTCCATCTCCATTGGACTTCTTGTCCCAAAGAACAGGCGCGTTATCCTGCTGTTGGAGGTATTCAGAAAACTTGACCATCTCGTTGTGATAGTTTTCGTCTGAAAGGAAAATATATTTGAATCCCTTTTTATCAATTTCATCCGGCTTGACGGCCATCATCTCCTTTAAACTGTAGGTAGATAGGATACGGCAAGCCAGCACCAGATCCATAGGAGACATCATTTTGTCCGGCTTAATCGCAGCGGATTCAATCTCCTCCAGAATAAGCCTGTGCCGAAGGCACATCGGCTTCAGTACGCGACCACAGACCTCCATCTCCAAGATGGAAGTCTTGATCGCCTGTGTGTAGCGGTCGTCCAACGGCCGCTATTGCCGTTAGGCAATCTCCTGGTACTTGACAGCCTTGACGGAGAGTTTGCGGTACTCGGTGTTGGAGCCACGATCCGTGACATCCTTAACAATCCAAGTAAGACCACCGTAGGTAAGCGTATTACCGGGGAGGACGGCATCTTCGGTCTTAATAACACCTTCGATGGTAATCTCGTTACGCTCGTCGTCCAGGCGGTCAGTAATGACGCGACCAGTCTCGTCCATCACTTCAACGTCAAGGGCGAAGCGTACAGTCCAATTATCAGACTGAACAACGAGGCCGACGACGGTGTCGTAAAGACCAAAAACCAGCGCTTCTCCAAATTCCTTTTCGGTTGCCATAGTGGTATGTTATACCACTAGCCGACTGTCAAACCGGGTTAGGGGGGAGGACGGCTACTAGGGTGTAGGAGACTTCATTCCCGTAATTTCGACCCTTCATACCCTCTTCATCAGATTCGATCCAGCAGGAGTAAAGTTTGCCTTCAGATCCATCTGGGTTCCATAGTGCTTTAAGAGCTGCTACGTCTGACATAAAACCGTGAACCCTGGAAACCCTCTCCCGGTGGGTAATTAGGGTGTCGTCGTCGGCGCTGGAATAGACGTAAACGCTGACCTTACAGCGGTAGTTTCCTTTGGGATTTCCACCAAGAGATGGGTCGGGGGCTGCCGATTGGCAGTAGGCGATGATAAGGGGGATGACACGAAGCTCGTCGGTGATGCCCTTATGCACGGTAACACCGGGCATATTGGTTGTAAGATAGGAGGAAAACTTGTCCTCGATGATGGATCGGATGATGGCGCTCATTGGATTTCAAAACCCTTGCCGACATTGTAATGGCTGGCAATATGATAAAGCATATCGGCGTTACCGTTGGCTACGAGTTTGTTGTAAATTTCTACCCGCATCGAATAGGCGCGGTGGTTAAGGGCAAGCCTGTATCCGGCAGAAGTAGCCCGGTGGAGACCCTGAATGGTGTTGCCTACGGTTACCGACGGAATGGTCTTATTGGCAAGTTGATCTACAAGGATGCCTGTGGAAGCCTGGTTGCCGATGATCCATTGACCCACCTTTTCCATCTTACCTAGTTTAGACCCGGCGGTATACCAGCCGGCCTTGAGGCGTCCGACGTGGGATTGGACTCGTTTGATATACTGCCTAACCTGTCTGCCATCATCGTCTACGACGATTGAAGTTCCGTACATAGCGGCAGCCTCCATATTATCGAAATACCCTGCATTCCTGTTCCCTCCACGAATACGTTTATGCACGTTTTCCATATCGTTGGAATAGTAGTGTGACAGATCAACCAAGCCAGCGCTCATCGCAGCTCCCTGCTGGGCGAACTCCCATTGCTGGAACTTAGTCCAAAGGGCGAGACCTTGGTTGCTGTATTCGTGAACAAGAAGCCAATCTGGCAACTTTGGATCGGACAAACTTTTCCTGCCTCTAATCCAGGCGTAGAAGACAGACTCGCTTCCGTATTGTAGGATCTCCCCGGCGCTGACGTAGCGGAGGGGTAGAAAAATGGATTCAATCTGCCCCTTGACTACGCGGTCTCCTACAGCCTTGGCTGCCCTAGACCTTCCGTCGTGACCCATAGCAGTAAAGGGCATAGTATAGTCCAGCATATCTTGGCAGAACAACCTAGCTTGCTTCTGAAGCAACTTGGCCGCATTTCCGGCCATAGCGATGATGTAGGCTCCTAGGTGCTGACGGAACTCCTGTCCGTTAACAACAATGCCCTTACGAACCGTAATGACTCCTTTAGGGGTGTTCATTGAACCTTGGTCTGAACCTTGGCTACAAGCCAGGCAGACGGAGGCCGGTTGGCGATAGCAACGATGCGGTACTCCTGTCCGTCGTAGATCACGATATTACCATAAGCAAACAGACCCGGATGAAGGGCAGCCGTCGTCCGCAGAACCTTGACCTCAAAGGTCGTCTGGTTGAGGAAGCCCCCGGTCTCCATATCCTGAAGAACCATTGGCTGGGTAACCTGTGCCTTGAGCGCTACAGGCGTACCGCCTGGAACCTTCTTAATCTGAATATCCTTACCAATCTCATCGAGAACGGATTGGGCATCAGCCGTAAATTCATCCCAGATGGACATACGTTAGCCTCTGGTCAAAAGAAGAGGCCCACCACTTGTGTGGTGAGCCTCTCTGCATTGGCGCGTCGAGGGGGAGACTTTCCCCCTCTGAAACTTAGTCGAAGATGATCTTCTGGAGCGCGTCGGGATTGCCCTTCGCAGAACCCACGAGCCAGTTGGCCGAGAGCTTGTGAAGACCAGCCGACCAGTCGTACCAGTAGCGCAGAGCATACGAGAACTGGCTGTCCGGGTCGGTAACAATCGTCTGTTCGCCACCACCAGTCGTCGGAGCAGCAGGAACGCGCGTCACGACGACGAGACCTTCCTTGCAGGAGACAACGCCATTGAGGCCCGCCGTGATGCCAGCAGCATCAAAGCCGTTGTACTCGAAGAAGTCGATGCCGTGGATCATACCGAGGCGATTGCCACGGATGACATCAGAGGTTCCGATGGAGAACGCCTGGGCGATCACAGGGTCGGAGATCAACTGCTGGTAAGCATCGGGGCTGATAAGAGCCGAGCGGCCTTCCTGAGGAAGGTTAGCCTTGGTAAGGCTCTTGGCGATGTTGGAGACAGCGATGCGGTTAAAGTCAGCCTGAACATCATTGTAACCGTCAGCGAAGGAATTATCAACCTTGGTGAGAACCTGGTCGAAGAGGGACTTGACGACAGCGTTAGCCATCGGAGCCATAAACAGGCGACGGAGGCGTTCCATCGAGAGCGTGGCGACTTCGTAGTCGGTGAACGCGATGGTGACGTGCTTCTGATCGACGAGGGTCACCGGGACATCGGTGGAGACAGCGTCCTGTTCGACGAAGCCAGTTGCACGAGCGTAATTAGCGGCCGTGAACTTGCCAGCGTAGCGGGTGTGAACCGTAGTACCGCGCTCGGCGACATAAGCGCCGAAGTCGGTGACCGCGATTTTGGTGAGAGGCTGGAGCTGCGGGACGAGCGTCCGCAGGGATTCTTCAGCCACGAGCTGGAGGGTCAAGCCCCCGATAGCGTTAGACATATTAGTATTTTAGTATTTGAGGGTGAAATTAGCGAATGCCAGCAGCCTGGAGGAGCGCCGACTTGTTAAGGTCGTAGAACTTCTGGGCGGCCTTGGGGTCGGACTTCTTGAGGAGCGCCCATTCCTGAGCAATCTCATCCGGGGTCTTGGAAGAAGTGGAGGCTTCAATCGGGGAGACCTCGATAGGATCAATGCCGACGGAGGCAGCAATCTTGGCGGCCTTCTTCCCGGCGGTTTCAAACGAAGCCTCAAGGGCGACGTACTTCTTACCGGCCTCGACGAGGGCGGTTTCCAGTTCGATAACCTTGGCAGCCATCTTTTCGAT